CGACATACAGCATGTGAGAACTGTGGCAGTAGTGATGCGAAGTCTGAGTATTCAGATGGACATACCTACTGCTTTGTATGTCACACCCGAACTCCAGGGAATGGAGAAATTAAACACACTCATCAAATGTCTACCAATGTACAACTCAAAGGATCTGCCGTACGGCTGCAACGTAGAGGAATCAGTGAAAAGACGAACCAAAAATACAAGATCTTCCGAGACGGAGAACTTCTACGCTTCCATTATTTCACGAGCGACGGAATACTTCAGGGAGCAAAAGTAAAGACCAAACAAAAAGACTTCTACTATGAAGGGATTACTACCGATACTCTTTTTGGTCAGCATTTATTTCCTAGTAGCGGTAAACGGATTGTCGTTACTGAGGGTGAATTAGACGCTGCAAGCTGTTATGAAGCTATGGAGGGATGGCCAATGGTCTCACTCCCTCATGGAGCTGCTAGTGCCAAGAAAGATATACAGAAACAATACGATTTATTCCAAGGCTATGAGGAAATTGTTCTCTTCTTTGATGGAGATGAGGCTGGAAGAAAAGCAGCGGAAGATGCTGCAGGCGTACTACCACCAGGGAAGGTTAAAATTGCAAGGCTCGAATCCTATAAAGACGCTTCAGAAGCTTTGCAAGCGAATGACTCACAAGCCATAAGGAAAGCTATATGGGATGCAAAGCCATATCAACCTGACGGAATAGTAGATGGTGCATCCTTATTAGAGCTAGTTACTACACCCGAACCACCATGTGCTCATGAATACCCATTCAAAGGACTACAAAGAAAAACAAACGGAATTAGATACAGCGAGCTTACTACGATTACTGCAGGAACAGGCACTGGAAAGAGTTCCTTTTGCCGTCAACTTGCAACTTACCTACTCGAAAAAGGGGAGAAAGTCGGCTATCTGGCTCTGGAAGAATCAAACAGAAGAACAGCTTTAGGTCTTATCTCTACATCAGTAGGTAAACCATTACATCTTGGAGGATATGAACAGCAACAACTCAAAGAGTATTTTTCTAATACCATTGCTAATTGGAACCTTTACCTTTATGACGGCTTTGGTTCTTTTGACCCGAACGTTATTTTCAATAGGATCGAGTACCTTGCCAGTGGATTGGAGTGTCGTTTTATATTCTTAGACCACCTCAGTATTTTATTAAGTGGACTTGATTCATCCTTTGGGGATGAACGTAGAATGCTGGATAATGTAATGACCAAGCTAAGAAGCTTAGTTGAACGTACAGGTATACACCTATTCCTAGTTAGTCATTTAAGACGTACACAACAAGATAAGAATCATGAGGAAGGAGCACGAGTTACACTCGGACAACTTAGAGGAAGTTCACAAATATCTTGCCTTAGCGATTCGGTCCTTGCGCTCGAAAGAAATCAGCAAACCAGTGAAGATGGAGGCGTTACGACTCTTAGAGTGCTTAAGAATAGATATACAGGTGAAACGGGAATAGCAAGCGAATTAATTTATGACTTATCCAACTGCAGATTTAGTGAGAATGAGACTACGGAACCATCCTTTCTACGTGGAACCAGCGAAACCACGGATTTTTGAAAATAGCGAGTATGAGCATCCTTGGTACGAACAATCTAAGGAAGCACCAAAACTAAATAAACCAGAGCCACCTAGCGAGGAGGCAAAGAAGAAAGCCAAGTTTAAAGACAAGACTTATAAGTGGATGAAGAAATGACACTCGTCTTTGACCTAGAAACAAATGGTCTACTGCACGATGTAACACGTATTCATTGCATAGCGATATACGACTCCACTACAGATGAGATAGAAACCTACAACGATGAAAAGAATAACAAATACTCCATTACTGAGGGACTTAATAAGTTACTTGTTGCTGACACGATTGTTGGTCATAACATTATTGGTTTTGACATCCCGTGTATTAGCAAACTATATAACTTTTTCACTCCCCGTTCTCGTGTTGTTGACACTCTTCTTCTATCACGTCTATACCACCCAAATATCTATGACATAGACCATAAGCACAAGTGGAGACATATGCCACTTCAACTTTATGGAAGACATAGCTTAGAGAGTTATGGATACCGTCTAGGTGAATATAAAGGAGAGTTTGGAAAGACGAGTGACTGGTCTGAGTGGAGTCAAGAGATGGAGGATTACTGCGCTCAAGACGTAGAAGTTACAAAGAAATTATGCGACCACTTTCACCCTTACCTGACTGGTGCTCGCTAGAGCATTCAGTCGCAACAATACTCACCCAACAAGAATTACATGGATGGCATTTTGATGAACGCTCTGCATGGGAACTTGAGTCGTCTCTCCGAACCGAACTGGAAGACTTTACTCAACTACTTCGAAACAGGCACCCTTTCGTTGCAGGATCAGTATTTATTGCTAAACGAAATAATCGGACCCAAGGCTATGTCGCTGGTGCTGAAAGCATCCGACTCAAAGAACTCAACCCCACATCAAGAGACCATATCGCATGGGTACTGACAACACATCATGGCTGGAATCCGTCATTAATAAGCTCGAACGGGAAGCCCGTAGTAGACGAGATAGTCTTAAAGGAAATTGGGACGGATATAGCTCTTCAATTTCTCCGATGCTTGGAACTGAAGAAAGCATTAGGAATGATATCCGAAGGCGTGAACGCATGGCTGAAGCTATGTACGACGTCTAATCGAATACACCACAGTTGTTCAGTAGCTACCAATACTTTTCGATGTTCACATCGACGACCAAACCTTAGTCAAGTACCCGCTGATGAAAGATTTAGAAAACTATTTACCGCCTCGCCAGGAATGGTTATGTGCGGGGCTGACCTTGCTGGCATTGAACTCAGGATGCTTGCTCACTACCTCGCCAGATACGACGGTGGGAGATATGCCGACATACTCCTTAACGGAGATATACACCAAGTCAACGCAGACAAAATTGGCATAACGAGGCGCGACGTTAAGACCGTCACGTATGCCTTCTTATATGGAGCAGGTGATGTCAAAATTGGACTCTCAGTCGATAAACAACTATCGACAAATAAAGCAAGAGCTAGAGGAAAACAGGTACGAGCCGCGTTTATCGAAGCCATTGATGGATTATCAGAGCTACTACAGGCTGTTAAGAAAAGGTCTGCATCAGGCACGATCTTGGCTATCGACGGACGGAAAATCTTCGTAGAAAGTCAACACAAAGCTCTTAACTATTTACTCCAATGCTCAGCGGGAGTTATCGCGAAGCGTTGGATGCTGATAGCAGACGAAACATTTAAAGAAGCTGGTTTATCCACTCATCAGCTTGCGTTTATACATGACGAACTTCAATACGAGTGCGAAAAAAAAGATATAGATGACGTTAAGTTCACCCTCGAACACTCAGCAGTTAGAGCTGGAGAGTACTACAACCTTAGAATCCCAATTGCAGCAGAGGCAAAATCTGGCAGCAATTGGTCAGAAGTCCATTGATAAAAGTTTTGCATCTATTGATACTAGGATCAAGGATAGACGTTTATCTAAAAAGGATGTATTAGATAGTCCAAACAAATATGTACATAAATCTATAGCTAATATTTTAAAAAGTTATAGTTATGGTTTTGGTACTATTAGTGGATGTTATTTTATAAGCTATGTGCATGATCCTACTTTAATAAAAATAGGTAAAGCAAAATGTTTAGAATCCAGAATTGAAAGTTATTTAACTCATTATCCAAAAGATATAAGAGTATTAGCTTGTATTAAAGCGGATACAATTTATCATGGATTAGAAAAAGATCTACATGACTTATTTCACGAATACAGGTACTTACCTCAACGTGAATGGTTTTTTTCAACAAGACCTTTACTAGATGCAATAGATTTTATTAAAGATGAAATGAAATTTGAACCATACACCTTAAAAGCAAATGGTCAGTATGTATATGACGACCCAGATTATGTAAGGAGGATGGTGTATGAAACTATTAATTGATTGCGATTTCGTTGTTTATAAATGTTGTGCAGCTGCAGAGGCAGAGATTGATTTTGGAGATGACGTTATTCTTGTTACCTCTACATTCAAAGATGCTTACAGCTGTGTCAAACGTGAACTAAACAGAATTGCAAATAAGTTTGGATCTTTCGATGAGATGATTCTGTTCTTTAGTGACAGTAAAAACTTTCGTAAGGATATCCAAGCTGACTACAAGGGACACCGTAACCGTAAGAAGCCTTGCGGGTATCGACGTGTTATTAAGAAATTAACTGAAGAATATTCAGTAATCAGGATGCCTACCTTAGAGGCAGACGACTCAATGGGAATATATGCCACAAAAAATCCTGGCAATATCATTGTTAGTCCAGATAAGGACATGAAACAAATTCCAGGGATGTTGTGGAACTTTGAAGAGTCCACACTCATCAGTCCAGAGGATGGTGCTAAGTGGCATCTAATTCAAAGTTTGGCTGGAGATAACACTGACGGTTACGCAGGAGTACCTGGCATTGGCGTGAAAAGAGCTACATCACTATTCGAGGAGAAAGGGTATAGCTGGAAAACAGTTGTAGATGCATTTAAGGAGAAAGACTTATCGGAAGAAGTCGCTCTCACTAATGCACGTCTAGCAAGAATATTAACTACAGAGGATTATGACCACGAAAAAATGGAACCCATACCCTGGAGTCCCAGCCCCGATTACAGAATTGACAGTTGAACAGGATTTAAAATTAAGACTAATTAAGGATTCAATAGAGAATCCAGAGACACCTAGAGAAGACGTTAACACCGTCTTCCTAGCACTACAAAAACAGAACTTTGTTCTAGCTAATAGCCTTACAAACCTACTTGAGAAATGGCCGAAACCACCAATGACCATGGACCCGAATACTACAGGCGTGGATCCATCCAAGTCTGGGATTTTGTTCGTGATAAAGAACTCAACTTCCACTTAGGAAATGTAATTAAGTACGTCTGCCGAGCTGGTCATAAAGACGACGACATTGAAGATTTATCGAAAGCAATCCACTACCTATCTAATGAAATCGAATTTAGAACAAGCCAAAGAGTTCAGAGAAGCATTCAAAGTAAAGAACTCACCGAATCTCAGCTCGCGGAATATGCAGCGGAACTTAATAATTGAAGAGTTTAAAGAATTTTTAGAGGCAGAGGGAATGCTCTTTCGACAGAGCTTAGATCTGCATGAGGAAGCTATTAAAGAACTCAGTGATCTCGTATATGTCTGCTATCAGTATGCAGCAAATATGGGATGGGATTTAGACGAAGCTCTACGTCGAGTCCATGAAAGTAATATGTCTAAACTTGGTGATGGTGGCAAACCTATCTACAGGGAAGACGGAAAAGTATTAAAGAGCAAAAACTACAAACCACCTACATTAAGTGATCTAGTCTAATGACAAGTTTAATATCAAGAACTGGTCGGGTTCAGAACTGGATAGATGATCCAGAATCACGTCTACCCGTAAGTTGTACTGTCTTCACAGTAGAAGACTCAATGGAGGGACCAAATGGAATCGAAGCGAGTTGGAGATTCGTCAGCCACGCTCTCAGATATGGAGCTGGCGTTGCTGTCCATCTATCTAAGCTCAGACCCAAAGGAAGTGAAAACGGAAAAGGTCTTAATGCTTCTGGACCAGTATCGTTTGGAAAAATCTATTCAACCTTAAATGACATATTAAGACGTGGCGGTCAAAGATTTAAAAAGGGTGCTTGCGTGTTGCATCTTGACTTGGATCACCCTGACATTATTGAATTCATCACGACCCCACGTTCCGAACTTCCATGGGTTAAACGATGCGTCAACATTAACGAAGTGAAGTGGGAATGTGCTAGTCAGGATGTAAAAGACGCACTTATATATGGCATCAGGTCAGGTGACATATGGTTAAACAAAACTAAGTACGATAAAAATGGAAAAAGAATCCGAGGCAATGTATGCCTTGAAGTTTACCTGCCATCACGAGGAACTTGCCTCCTCCAACACGTTAATCTCGGTGCCTGTACAATCGCCGACGTGTCAAAGGGTTTTGTTGAAGGTATGCGAAGTTTGTGCGACCTCCATAGCAAAACAGGCGTTGCAAGTTCTGGAGAATACCTCCCCTCGACAACGGATAGGCAAGTTGGACTCGGGGTACTTGGCTTAGCAAATCTATTAAGACAAAATAATATCACCTATGAACAATTTGGTGATGCACTACAAGCAACTAATGATGGCATACCTGGATTAGGTACAGCTGGTTTATTAGCTGCAGAATTTTATAAAGGCATTCAGAGTGCGGCTGATGTTGCCAGAGAATATAATATGGATCGAGCTTTTGCTATCGCTCCTACCGCAAGCTGTTCATATCGCAGTAAAGACAGAGAAGGCTTTACTTGCACACCTGAGATCGCACCACCAATCGCTAAAACAGTTGATAGAGACTCAGGTACAGATGGAATACAGACATATGAATATGGTGATGTAGAAATTGCCACAGAAGTTGGTTGGGATGCCTATAAGAAGGTAGCTGATCAGTTGATGTATATGTTGAACCATACAGGGCTTCTTCACGGATACAGCTTTAACTCTTGGAGTGATGTTGTAACCTACGACGAACAGTTCGTTGAAGAGTGGCTAGATAGTCCCCAAACTTCACTTTATTATTCATTGCAAGTGATGCCGGACACACAAGATAAGACAGATGCATATGCTGCTTTAGACGAAGATGAAGTCCAAGATTACTTGCAAGGGATTCTAGAAAACGAACCCCAATGCGATTGTCAAGAATGAACCTATATGAAAAGTTACTCAATAGAAAGAGAACATGGACTCCTGTCAAAACAACAGGAGGAAAACTTAAAGAGGGAGCAGAGGAAACCATCTACCGTGCTCTCGCAATACGCCACATGGAGTTACCAGTTGGCGACTTCATTGCAGAATCACTTAAAAAAGAGGTTCCCGAATCTGCGAGGAAACTCTTAGAATCTAACGTCAAGGATGAGGTCAAACATGACCTCGCTCTTGGCTATATAACCGACGCTATAGGCGTTGACGAGAAGGCAGAAAAAGAAGCCTTCCTATTAAGGGATGCGTGGGAATCGCACCCTGACCACATGATCACAAAAGCATTAGTAATTGAACGTGCAATATTTTTCGTACTTCTTCCCTTCTTTCGTTTTAACGGCGATGCTGGTCTTAGGACTGTCAGCGCCGACATCAGTCGTGACGAGCAAATACACGTTGCCACTAACTCTCTCGTATGTGCTGATATGGGTCTACGCAGCAGTAGTTCTCTGGACAAACTTAGGAAAGCCACCATTAACTGGATCATGGAGCCATTAGGTAAGAATACCTATGGCGATAAATATTTAAGCAAAAAATTTTGGCTAGATACTAGTGATCGGCTTATGTATGAGGGGAAAGCTCCAGAACTTTCTGCCACCAGATCAGCTCGTATGCCTGCCTTCTTTGAACATAGTAATGTCAATCTCCCTCAATACTCTTAAGTTACATAACCAAAGACTGGATGAATTAGTAACAAGATTAGAAGACAACTTTAGCTGGAGACCAGTCACTCCAGCTGATTCAATACAAACAATTATGTATAGAGCTGGTCAAGCCAGTGTCATTGAATATATCAAATCAATTATGGAGGATGAAATCTAATGTGTATAGGACCACTGGCACCAAAGATGCCTAAGATGCCTAAGCCAGTTGCACAACCAATACAGAAACCACTACCTGAACCTGAAGAACTGAAAGCACCTGAGCCTTTAACAACTGAAGAGGATGCAGAACCAAAAGTTAAATTAGCTAAATCAAAAAGAGAATCTCTAGGTACTAGAGCTAAGAGTCCATCATCACGTTTCACTTCTCCAATATCTACTGGATATAAAGGACAAGGAGGGTTGAACTTATGAACGCAAGGGAAAGGTACAACAGATTAAGTACTTCTAGATCTGATTATCTAGATGCTGCTGTTGATTGTTCAAAGCTCACCCTTCCTTACTTAATTCAAGACGACAATAACTTTAAAAGAAGCTACGCTAAACTTGTTAAACCATGGCAAAGCGTAGGAGCCAAGTCAGTTGTGAACCTAGCATCAAAATTGATGTTAGCTTTACTACCACCCCAGACTACCTTTTTTAAATTACAAGTTAGAGACGATAAACTTGGTGAAGAATTACCAGCTGAAGTTAGAAGTGAACTAGACCTTTCATTCTCCAAGATGGAGAGGATGGTTATGGATTACATCAATGCTTCTAGTGATAGAGTTGTTGTCCATCAAGCGATTAAACATTTAATCGTCGGAGGTAATGCACTTATCTTTATGGGTAAGGATGGCTTAAAGCACTTCCCTCTATCAAGGTATGTAGTCAACAGGGATGGTAATGGAAATGTATTAGAAATAGTAACTAAAGAACTTATAGATAAAAAGCTTCTGGAATACCCGCTACCAGAACTTAAGGAACCAAACCATACGATGGATGATTCCACTAGCGGAGAAAGTGATGACGTAGAAGTGTACACATACGTCCGATTGGATGAGAAGAGTGGTCGCTGGACCTGGCATCAGGAATGTCATGACATGATACTTCCTGGTAGTCGTAGCACAGCACCGAGAAACACCTCACCATGGTTGGTACTGAGATGGAACACAGTTGATGGAGAAGATTACGGAAGAGGAAGAGTAGAAGAATTCTTGGGAGATCTTAAATCCCTTGAAGCTTTATCCCAAGCTCTAGTAGAAGGGTCAAGTGCTGCAGCCAAGGTTGTATTTCTAGTCTCACCTTCCTCAACCACGAAGCCAGGAACCCTTGCAAAAGCTGGTAATGGAGCAATCATTCAAGGGAGACCAGACGATGTAGCTGTAATACAAGTTGGTAAAACTGCTGACTTCAGAACAGCTAATGAAATGGCAACGGTCTTAGAGAGAAGAATAGGTGAAGCCTTCATGCAAATGATGACAAGGCAAGCCGAAAGAGTTACAGCTGAGGAGGTACGCCTTACTCAGATGGAATTAGAAGCTCAGTTAGGAGGTCTATTTAGTTTACTAACAGTTGAGTTCTTAGTTCCTTATTTAAATAGAACACTACTAGTACTACAACGTAGTAATCAGCTACCTAAGATACCTAAAGATATGGTACGTCCACAGATAGTAGCTGGTGTAAATGCTTTAGGTAGAGGACAAGATAGAGAAAGTCTTACAGCATTCATTACAACGATTGCACAGACACTTGGTCCAGAAGCATTGATGCAATACATACAACCATCAGAAGCTATTAAACGTTTAGCAGCTGCACAAGGTATAGATGTATTGAACTTAGTGAAGACTGAGAATCAATTACAGGAAGAAGCGCAGCAACAACAACAACAAGCTGCTCAACAATCCTTAGTAGATCAAGCTGGTCAATTAGCTAGTGCTCCAATGATGGATCCTAGTAAGAACCCTGAAGCAATGGAACAATTACAACAACCACCTGAAGAAATTTAATGGCAGAAACACTTACCTATGATGCAGGTACTGATACAGTTACCACTAGTGAGAACCTAACTCCTGAAGAGCAAGACTCTTTAAAAGTTGGCGAAGAGATGCAAGCTCAGCAAGAAGAATTACTTGCTGGTAAATATAAAAATGCAAAAGAATTAGAGGATGCATATATAGAGCTGCAGAAAAAGTTAGGTTCTGATGAACCAGCTGAGGAAACTACTTCAGAGGAAACAAAAGAGGAACCAGAAGTATCACCACAAGTAAGTCTTATTACTGATGCAAGTAATGAGTATGAACAAAATGGTGAACTCTCTCCTGAGACCATGCAAAAGTTTACTGAGATGAGCAGTGCTGATCTTGTTAATGCTTACATGGAGATTCAAAAGAATGCACCTCAACAACAAACAGAATCAGCTGATCTAACAGATGCTGAGGTGAATACAATTAAGAACTCAGCTGGAGGTGACAAGGCTTATGACAATCTCATCTCTTGGGTATCAGATAACTTACCTAAATCACAAGTAGATGCTTTTGATAACTTAGTTGAAAGTGGAAATGTACAAGCTATTCAATTAGCAGTGCAAGGACTGAAGGCTAGTTATGAGGAAGCTAATGGTTATGAAGGGAGGATGTTACAAGGTAAACCAGCTAAATCAGCTGGTGATGTATTCCGTAGTCAACCAGAACTTGTAGAAGCAATGGCTGACCCACGTTATGATAATGACCCTGCATATAGGAGGGACGTGATGGATAAACTTAGCCGTTCTGATATGAACTTTTAACCATGAGCAACAAAGACCAATTAAAAACTGGTAAAGGTCCGAATGATGTAGGAGCAATTAAACGTAGAACAATGCATACTAATGCATCAACTATGGATAAGAAATCTTGGGAGAAAAAATATCCAGGGTTTTCTTTCTCAGCTTTTTATAGAGGCGGTAGATATTAAAGATAGTCATGGCGACCTGACCGATCATCCTCGCCATTCACCTATCTCTTAAATCAATGACAACAATAACCGAATACGGTAAACAAAACATTTTTGGAAAAGAAACACCACCAAGACTTATGAACAACAACGAAGAAAAATTCCTTATGGAACAAGCTGAAAGAACTAATGGTCAGCTTGCAATGATCGGTATCGTAGCTGCTCTTGGAGCATACGTAACAACAGGACAAATCATTCCTGGTGTTTTCTAATGACTAACGTCGCTATATGGCAGAGAGCTAATGGCAGATTTGCAATGGTTGCATTCTGGGTACTCACTGCCTCTTATATTTTTACTGGAAAAATTATTCCAGGTATCTTTTAATCTATAAATGACTACAGCCACACTAACAAAACCATTTGACAACTGGCAGCGTTTCTGTGACTGGGTTAC